AACACCAGGAGCAGGTGGACCAGGTGGTGGGGGAGCTGGAAATGCTGGTAGTGTTGGAACACCTGGAACAACTAACACGGGTGGTGGCGGTGGTGGAAGAGCTGGGAATGGTGGACCAGGAATTGTTGTAGTAAAAGAATCATTTAAATGTGCATCAGGTGTTTGGGACATGAATACAGTATTTGATGAAGTAGCATCTAATAACTGGATTAAGAGAAAAGTAGCAGGTATTAATTATTTAGTAGTAGCTGGTGGTGGAGCAGGAAAAGGACATGCTCCTGGTAGTTCATCATCATTCTCTGGTGGTGGAGGTGGAGCTGGTGGTTACAGAGGATCAGGATTTGGACCCTGTTCTTTACAAGGATCAGCGTTAGTATTGGAGGTAGGTGATTATGACATCACAGTTGGTGCTGGTGCTGCACAAGATTTTACACCTATTCCAGCAGGTTGCCAAACAGCAGCTTCAGGAAGTAATTCAATTTTTTCAACAATAACATCAGCAGGTGGAGGTGGTGGAGGACTAGGTAATGGTGGTGTAGGTGGTGATGGTGGATCTGGTGGTGGAGTTTCAGCATATAGTTCAGGACCCAATCCTGCACCTGGTTCAGGAAATACACCACCCGTAGATCCTCCTCAAGGAAATGACGGTGGAACTATGGGAGCTTTCCCATCTAGAGGAGCCTCTGGTGGTGGTGGAGCAACAGCTGCAGGGTCAAATAATCCAAGTGGTAACGACGGAACAGCAGGAGGTGCAGGCGCACCAAATACAATTACAGGATCAGATGTTACATACGCTGGCGGTGGTGGCGGTGGTGGTTGGAATGGTGGTGGATCAGGAGCTGGTGGAGCTGGCGGTGGTGGAGCAGGTGGAAATTTATCAAATGGAACTGCAGGTACAGCAAACACTGGAGGTGGTGGTGGAGGTTCAGGACCACAAAACGTAACTGGTGGTGGAACTTGTAAAAATAAAGGTGGAGCAGGTGGATCAGGTATTGTCGTTGTTAGAGGACCAAGTGAAGTTACGTTTACAGTAACTCCTGGAGGTTCAACTTCAACTCATCCAGGTGGAGATAAAATAGCTACATTTACAGCATCTGGGACATTGACTATAAGTTAAAATTAAATTATAAATATAATTTTTAAGGAGTAAGAATATGGCACATTTTGCAGAATTAAAAGTAATGACAGATCCAACTGGATTTACGTCAGATTCACATCAAGTAGTACAAAGAGTTGTTGTTGTAGGTAACGACGTAGAAACAGCAGCGGGACCATTAGGAGAAAATGACATGCATGTTGATGGAGAAACATGGTGTGTTGATTTTTTCAAAGGTGGTATTTGGAAACAAACTTCTTATAATCATAATTTTAGAAAAAAATATGCAGGAATTGGAATGGTTTACGATCCTGTAAAAGATAAATTTTTATCAAAACAACCTCACGCATCTTGGTCATTAGATTCTGATGATGATTGGCAAGCACCAATAACATTTCCAACAGTTACACAAGAAGGTGATGTTAACTATTTAATTACTTGGAACGAAACAAAATATAACGCTGACAACACAAAAGGTTGGGAAGCAACTAAATCAAACGACGAAGCGGAAACACCAACAGTTTACGATTGGAACGGCACAGCTTGGGTGTCCGCATAGGAGGACACTTAAATGCCAAGAAATAAATCTGGCTCAGCAAATGGTGGAGTAATTGGAAAAACCAATAAGACTTCGTTTGGAAAAGGTAAAGTTACATCAAAAACATCTAGTGCACCAAGTGTTGTTACTACACAACCTGGCACAAGGCTTATTAAAGCTTTAATCGCTGCAGGTGGTGGTGGAGGTGGAGACGATGCAGCTGCAGGTGGTGGAGCTGGTGGCGTTAGAAATTTAGAAATACAAACAAAAGGTAATACTGCTTTAGGAGCAGCAACTATTGGAGGTGGTGGAGCAGGTGGTGCGCCCTCTGGAGCAAGAGGTGCTAGTGGCTCTAATTCAAGTTTAGTAGTTTGTGGAACAACTTATACATCAACTGGTGGTGGAGGAGGAGGTGGAGGTTGTGGAGCTTCTATACCAGGTCCTGGTTGTGGAGCAGACGGAGGATCTGGTGGTGGATCAAATGCAGGGCCAAGTAATTCACCAGGTGGTTCAGGTAATACACCTCCTGTAGACCCTCCTCAAGGAAATCCAGGGGCTAAAAGTGGTGGAGGTGGAGCGACTGCTGCAGCATCAGGAAATACTGGTGGTGCAGGTTTAAGTATTTCATCAGAGTATCCAGGAGCACCTGTATCAGCTGTTGGCGGTGGTGGAGCTGGTGGTACATCAGGAAATAGTGGTGGATCAGGTGGTGGAGCACCAACAAATTCTTGTGGTAGCACTGCCAATAATGGTGATGCTAACACTGGAGGTGGCGGTAGTTCTGGTTCAGGAACCCCTTCACCAGATTGTAGAGATGGTGGTGATGGTGGCTCAGGAATAGTAATAGTAAAAGAATTAAGTAAAGCAAGTGGTATTTGGTCAATGCAAAGTCAATTTAGTGCCACGAATCAAGGAACATGGCCTAAAAGAACATTTACAGCAGATTTATTAATGGTAGCAGGTGGTGGTAGTGGTGGTTCTCATTGCGGTCTTGGTGGTGGTGGTGGCGGTGGATTAATATTTCAAGAATCAAGAGTTATTGAAGCAGGCTCATTAGATGTTGTAGTTGGAGGTGGTGCAACAGCTGCACCTGGACCTGCAACTGGTGTAACAGGTGCTGATACTACTTTTGGTGGTTTAACATCAAAAGGTGGTGGAGCAGGTAATAGTGGTCCAGGAGCTGGAGATGGTGGATCTGGTGGTGGTTCAAATAGAGGTAATTGTGCAGTTGGTGGTTCAGCCACTCAACCAAGTCAACCTGGAGATTCAGGAACTTTTGGTTTTGGTAATCCAGGAGGAACAAACAGCCCAAGTTGTGGAACAAGATTAGCTGCTGGTGGTGGTGGAGCAGGTGGAGCTGGAGGTAATCCATCAGGAAATACATCTGGTGCAGGTGGAGCAGGTAAAGATGTTAGTCCAACTTTTGGAACAAGTGTTGGTGTATGTGGAGTATTTGCAGGTGGTGGTGGATCTGGAGTTTATGCACAAAATCCAAATCCAGCTTCTCATAATCCAGGAGCAGGAGGCTCAGGAGGTGGAGGAGCAGGTGCTTCGGCACCTCAGAATGGTGGTGCTGGAACTGCTAACACTGGCGGTGGAGGTGGTGGAGGCTATTTATCTTGTTCTGTTCCAGATAGAGATGGTGGAAACGGTGGACCTGGTATAGTTGTATTAAGAGTGCCTAATGCTGTTGCATGTGGTATGGCAGTTTCACCTGGAACTAATTCAATTGTATGTGGACCATCAGGAACAAAGTTAATAAAATTCACAGTTTCAGGAACATTGACTTCTTAATAACAAATGTTATATTAAGTTCATAAAGATATATGAACCTACAAAATTACTATTGGTTTTTTCAATCAGCAATTCCTGCTAGAATTTGTGATGACATAGTTAAATATGGTAAATCTATTTCTGATCAAATGGCTGTGACTGGTGGCATGGGTGATAAAAAATTAAATCAAAAACAAATAAAAGATTTAAAAAAGAAAAGAGATTCAAACATTGTTTGGATGAATGATAGGTGGATTTATAAAGAGATACAACCTTACATACACCAAGCAAACGCGAATGCAGGTTGGAATTTTCAATGGGACTTTAGTGAGTCTTGTCAATTTACAAAATATGAAAAAGGTCAATTTTATGATTGGCATTGTGATGGTTGGGATAGACCTTATATTAGAGAAAATGCGAATGATCCATCGCATGGTAAAATTAGAAAATTATCTGTAACTGTAACTTTATCAGATCCAAAAGATTACAAAGGCGGTGAGCTAGAATTTGATTTTAGAAACATGGATCCAGATAAAAAACCAAACATTAGAAAATGCACGGAGATACTACCAAAAGGTTCTTTAGTTGTATTTCCTGGTTTTGTATGGCACAGAGTATGTCCTGTAAAAAAAGGATCTAGATATAGTCTGGTTATTTGGAATTTAGGATGGCCTTATAGATGAGTTATCCAAAACAATTACAATTAGAAGAATATTTTAAATGTCCTATATGGTGGGCAGATGAGCCTAAATTTGTTAAAAAATTAAATAAAGCATCTGACAAATATATAAAAGAATCACAAAAAAATTTAAAAAAACAAATAGACACAAGAAACAAAAAATTTGGTGATAAAGGTGATATGGGTCACGTGTTTCATTCAACATCATTAATTGGTGATCCTAAATTTAAAGAATTACAAGATTATGTAGGGGCAACAGCACATAACTTATTATTAGAGATGGGTTTTGATTTAACAAATTATCAATTGTTTACTACAGAATTATGGGTGCAAGAGTTTGCTAAAAAAGGTGGTGGACACCACACTTTACACACACATTGGAATGGTCACATATCTGGTTTTTATTTTTTAAAAGCATCAGAAGTAACATCTCTTCCTTTATTTGAAGATCCAAGACCAGGTAATGTTATGAATCTTTTACCAGAAAAAGATAAATCAAAAGTCACATATGCAAGTTCACAAGTTCATTATAAAGTTAAACCAGGTAGGATGATATTCTTTCCATCGTATATGCCACATCAATATGTAGTTGATATGGGCTATGAACCATTTAGGTTTATACATTGGAACTGCCAAGCAATACCAAAAGGAGTTTTAGATGTCGTTCAAAAAAAATAAATATAGTGTTTTAAAAAGTGCAATATCAAAAGAATTAGCGAATTTTGTATACAATTATTTTTTAAATAAAAGAAATGTAGCTAAAGCATTATTTGATACAAGATATATATCACCGTTTACAGAGTATTGGGGTATATGGAATGATGAGCAAGTTCCAAACACATACTCACATTATGGTGATATGGCTATGGAAACTTTACTACAACAAGTAAAACCTGTTATGGAAAAACACACAGGATTAAAATTATCTGAAACATATTCTTATGCAAGAATATATAAAGAAGGTGATGTGTTAGCTAGACATAAAGATAGATATTCATGTGAAATATCTACAACATTAAATTTAGGTGGTGATGATTGGCCAATATATTTAGATCCTACAGGTAAAAAAGGTCAAGCAGGAATTAAGATAACTTTAAAACCAGGTGATATGTTAATATATTCTGGGTGTGATTTAGAACATTGGAGAGAAGAATTTACAGGTAAAGATTGTGGTCAAGTATTTTTGCATTACAATAAAGCAGGGTCTAAAATGGCAAAAGAAAACTCCTTAGACAAAAGACCTATGATAGGTTTACCTGCATGGTTTAAAGGTGCAAAGTTGACTAAAACTACAAAATAGTCTATACAATAGGCTGGTAGGGAGAGACACCACCACACCCTCTCCCTGCTTTTAATCTATTAATTAAACATAAAATGGGTATAATGGATTATTATGCTACAAAAGATAGGTTTTCAGCCAGGTATAAACAAGCAAGTCACACCAACTGGAGCAGAGGGTGAGTGGGTAGACTGTGATAATGTAAGGTTTCGTTACGGAACACCTGAAAAAATAGGTGGTTGGAAACAATTAGGGGAGAGTAATCTTACAGGTGCTGGTCGAGGACTACATCATTTTGTAAACAGTTTAGCTAGAAAGTACGCAATCATCGGTACAAATAGAATTTTATATGCTTTCTCTGGAGGTGTTTATTATGATATACACCCTATTAAATCCACAACAACGCTTACAAGTGCATTTACCACGACTAACGGATCACCAACAGTTACAATAACTTTCTCTGGCTCACATAACATATCTGAAAATGACATAATATTATTAGATAATTTTTCATCTATTACTAATTCAAACTTTGTAGAAGCAGATTTTAAAGATAAAAAATTTATGGTAACATCTGTACCTACTAGCACGACATTAACTATTACTATGCCCTCTAATGAATCAGGATCTGGTGCAACAACATCAGGTGGTATTAGAGTACAGCACTATTATCCAGTAGGTCCAGCTGTACAAGCAAAAGGTTTTGGTTGGTCACTAGGATCTTGGGGTGGCACAGTTGCTGGTAATCCAACAACTACATTACAAAATGGTATTACGGACACTGCAACAACAGGTATTATATTAGTAGATGCCTCACAATTTCCAACTGCAGGAACAAACTTTTTACAAATAGATAGTGAAGAAATTTCTTATACAGGTATTGCAGCTACAGGAGAACTTACAGGTGTAACAAGAGAAGTAGGTGGAACAACGAAAGCAGCTCACAGTGCAAGTGCAACAATTACCAGTACAACAAATTTTGTTGGTTGGGGAGAAGCTGCATCTGGTGACTTAGTACTAGAACCAGGCATGTGGTCTATTGATAATTTTGGTGACAAAGCCATTTGTTTAATTCATGACAGTGCAGTGTTTTCTTGGGATTCTAGTTTAGCAAATGCAACAGCGACAAGAGCTGTTATTATAACTGGTGCACCAACTGCATCAAGACACATGGTTGTATCTACACCTGATAGACACTTAGTATTTTATGGAACAGAAACAACAATAGGGGATGCGGGAACTCAAGATGATATGTTTATTAGATTCTCTGATCAAGAGGATATTAACACATATACGCCAACAGCAACCAATACAGCTGGCACACAAAGACTGGCCGACGGATCACAGATCAGAGGAGCAATCAGAGGTCGTGATGCATTATATGTTTGGACTGATACAGCTTTATTTACACAACGTTTTGTTGGATCTCCGTTTACGTTTGCTTTTTCACAGGTGGGTACAAACTGTGGACTCGTTGGACAGAATGCATGTGTAGAAGTTGATGGTTCTGCATATTGGATGTCAGAGAATGGTTTCTTTAGATACGCTGGTAAATTAGAATCACTACCTTGTTTAGTAGAAGATTTTGTTTTTGATGATATAAATCTAACCTCTGGAAACCAAATGGTATCTGCTGGTTTAAATAATTTATTTGGTGAGGTTACTTGGTTTTATCCAACCTCTTCGTCGTCAGTTGTAAATAAGATGGTTACATATAATTATTTTGATTCATCACCACAAAGACCTGTTTGGACTGTGGGCACTCTTGCTAGAACCATGTGGAGAGATTCTGCTGTGTTTGGTTTACCACACGCAACAGAATATGATAGCGCTAATGATAGTTCTTTTGATGTTGTAGGAAACACTGAAGGTAGAACAACATACTATCAACATGAAACAGGAACAGATCAAGTTAGAGGTGGAGCAACAACTGTAATAGCAGCTAGCATAGAATCTGGAGATTTTGATATTACACAAAGGATTGTAGGTAATCAACAATCTGGTATGGCTGATACTAGAGGTGATGGTGAGTTTATAATGAAAATAAGAAGGTTCATACCAGACTTTATATCTCAAACTGGTGATACTAGAGTCACCTTAAATCTGCGTAATTATCCTAATAATACTCAATCAAGTTCTTCATTAGGACCATTTACAATCAGCTCATCTACTGATAAGGTAGACACTCGTGCAAGAGCTAGAGCTATCGCGCTAAAAATAGAAAATACGGCAGCTAATCAAAGTTGGAAATTAGGAACTTT